CTGAGTAACACGACTGCCTTCGCCGGGGAACCCGGGAACGCCCGTACCGGAAGCAACCCATGTGTTCGTATCAGGGCGCGGGTCGCGAATCGCTTGAGGATCCGCGACGGGATACATGCCGAGTTGCGGTTGCGGCTGATCGGGCACCCAGCACTGCGGGCACGCGCGAATCTGTGTCTGCTTTGTCTTGACGGTAAGGTTCTTCAGCTTCTTCAGGTTGCAACGGAACGCACAAACGTCGCAAAACCCTAACGCTTTAGCGCCATTAGCAAAGCGATTTGCCATGCTTTATATCCTTCTCAACTCGGCAGCGGCTGAACTGTTTGTGACAAAGCTAGGTTGGTTTGCATTCCATGTATATCCCGCAAAACTGCTTAGGACTCCGTTTGAATCAAAAAATGCAAAACTCCCGCCGCCCCAAGTAATGGGGCTAATAGTTCGCTGCACCATACCAGGTGTGTCACTAGGTGATAAAACAACCGGATCCCCAGAGTTTGACGCCAAAATACCAACAACCCATGATCCACTACCGACAAATGCAGCTAGATTCGGCCAGTTACGCGGGTTATTCCCCGCTACGTCTTCTGGCCCTTGTCCAGACGCCCCCGGGGCTACTTGTGCCCCACGATACACACAGACTAAAGGCGGAGATATGCCAGTCCCTGAAATACTGCTAATACTATTATTTGTATCAACAATCGCCGATATTCGGTAATTTAGAATAAAGCCGGTCCCCGAAGGGACAGTACATAAATTTGTATAGCCCGATCGTAGCGGAGGTAGTTGTCCACTTCCTTGTCTATCAACCGCAACAATTATATCCCCCGCATTATGCGCTGGTACAATCGTAGGCGCGTTAACATTATCATTAGGCACCCCCGCTCCGACGAAACTTATCACATTGCCGCTCGCGGCGCCGGCGGCCAGAGACGCGGCGGCCGTCATCACCGAAATGCCGAGGTGCTGCGTGGTGAAATCGTGCCGCTGCGCGCTCTCCATGGCCGCGGCGGCGCCTGCCGTCGGCACAGAGGCCCAACCGCCCAGCCGGTCGAACACTGCCGGCGTGCCGCTGTCGCCGGCCGACAGGTAGGGGCCGAAGGCCTGCAGATCGCAGCCCGCGCCGCTACCAGAGAACGGGACTGCTGAGTAGCTGGCAATGCGCGCGCCGGCCATGCTGTAGCGGTACAGCGTGCTGTTGCCGCCAGACTGAGGATTTCCGATGAACACGACCTCTCCGCCTACCAGACGCAGTTGCCCTGTCCTGGTCGCGCCTGGCGCGAAGTTCACGGTCGAGATCGCGGCCAGTGTCAGCGGGTTGCGGCTCTGAAAGCCGCTGGCGGCCGGGAAGATCAGCTCTGTGCCATCGCAGTCGAACTGCCGGAAGAGCGTCGCGTCGACGCGCGCCTGCTCCGCGCCTGCCGCGTTGTACCGGATGAGGCGGGTGCCGTCGTAGTTCACCGCATAGATGCTGCCGGCGGCCGCCGCGACGCCGATGATCTCTGTGCCAGATGGCGGCGGGAAGTCGGGCGTGATGTCGACGCTGGTCGATAGCCCGGCCGCCGTGAGGTCGTACACCCTGACCTTCGACGCGGTCTGCTGCAGGCTCGCAGGCAGGCTGTAGATGCCGACGGCCAGGCGGCTGTTCGACGGGTCCAGCGCGGCCCCGCTCACCATGAATGCGTAGGCCGTGTCCTCGAGCACGCCCTGCGAGGAATAGCGCCGCACTTGGTGATAGATGCCCGCCGTCGTCGTGTAGAACCGCTGGACGTCAACATGCCCGCCGGCAGGGATCAAGAATCGCCAGATCACCGACGAAGATCCAAGGCTGGGCAGGGCGCGCGTCACCTCGAATGCACTCCGCAGCGCCAGAGCGTCTGGATCCGACCGCATGGCCCACAGCTGCACGCGCAGCGGGAAGTTGCCGGCCACCGCCGGCACCGAATAGCTGGTGCCTGCAATGCCCTCCGTGCGGTCCAGCAGGTCGCCCGTGTCCGCCTTGCGCACCTCGACGGCGTAGGTCACGCCAGGCTCCGGCCCGATGTTCCCGCTCTCGTCGCCCTCTAGATTCTGCTGCAGCCGGTTCCGATGCGACCACGCGATCGTGATCGGTGCAAGCGCCGTGGCCGGGTAGGCGGCCCCGTTGATGCGAACGCGTCCCGGCGGATATGGCCTGGCGGCGAGCGAATCGATGACAACGGAATCGGTTGGCGCGCTGCCCTCGGCGAGCTCGCCCAGGCTTGTGCGCGTAAGCAGCTTGACGTCGACCACCTCGCCGTCGAGCCGCTGCGTCTCGTCGTCAGCGATCAAGTCGCCCAAGAAGAACGCCCGCGTGCCGCTGGCGTGCTGCCTGGCCACCGTGCCCATGACCCCCCTGCCGAACGCGATCGCGCCTGTGCCAGCATCGAACGAGTCCACGCGCACGATCTCGGGGCCGATCTGCGCGTAGGCGCCTGCAGCGATGAGATCGCCGTCCACGACGCCCGTCAGCGTGGCGGCCGCCGCGCCTGGCGTGAGCGCCGCAGAAAGAAGACCCGATGGCACGAAAGCGCCGCGCGCGGCCTCGGAGAAAGCGCCGCTGCCGGTCCTCGTCCTCATGCTGTAGTCGATCGCGTCCGGCCCGCCCCGAACGCCGGCGGCGACGACGTAGCCGGCATCGGAAGGCAGCGCGGCCAGGTCGGCTGGCGACAGGCCGCGCTGAACCTCGTAGTACGTGGCCTCACGCGCCAGACGCGCCGCCATCGGCCGCGGCGTCTGGTTCGGCGGAACCCAGCCGGAAGGCTGTTGAGCCCCGTAGGTGGCGGCCGGCAGCCCGAACACGTCCTCGCCTGCCTCGATCTCGATCAGGCCGTCCGTCAGCTGCCCGATGTCCACGCGGAGCACCCGAAGCACCAGATCGGCGATCCCGAGCTTCGGCCAAGTCAGGCGAATCACGTCTCCGGGCAGCGCAGCGTAGGCCGTGCGATTGACGCGCATCCGAACCTTCGCCAGCGGCGTGGAAGCCGCCTGCAGATCCCGCATGGCCACCCGCAGCGCCAGCGCGGCCGTCGGCAGGCCGGGGTAAGCCTTGGCCTGCGCGGCTGCCTCCTCCTGGGCGGCGATGTTGGCCAGGTTGTGCACCGTCACGCTGCCGCGGCGGCCTGTCGCCACGTCGTTGAATTTGACGGTGATCGCATTGACGGCGCCGGCAAGCCCCGGTCGCTGGTAGGTATCGACAGACCGAACGAAGCTTTCGTCGTACACCGGCAGCGATGCGAGGCTGTAGTTCGCGCGGATCGGCGTGAGCTTGAACAGGCCGGTGCGCCTGTCCTGCACCAGCTGCGCGCCGGCGTGGTCGAGAACCACCTGCAGGAACGCCTCGATCTGCTCCTGCCTCGCCCAATGCAGGCACAGCCCCATACCCTCGTCAAAGAAGGTATCCGCCGCGGCCCTGAAGCTCACATCGTCGATGATGCTCGCGCTGTAGCCCATGCCCCACTCTGGATCGGTCAGGCACTGGTAGACGATATGCGCAGGGTTCATGCCGATGATCGGCGGCGTGATCGAGCCCTTGAAGATGCGCAGATTGCGGTAACTCGTGACTCCGACGTTCGCACCCCAAGTGTTCGGGATGTCTCCGACGCCATACTGATAGGGGCCATTGATGCCGATACGGCACGGTCCAGAAATCGCGCCAGCCGTGCAGGTGTTGGATCCTACGAGCGCTCCGTTCTTGTACATGCGCAGCGTGGTCCCGTTGCGCTCGACGCGGTAGCTTGTCCACGCCCCGAACGTTGCGGGACAACTGACCAAGCCGGCAATATCCGGCGCAGAGAAGCTGACGATGCTGCTGTTTTCCGAGAACGACCACTTCCGAAGCATCGTGTAGTTGCCGGTTCCCGTCGTGGAGTTGACCTCCGTTCGGCAGAAGAGAAAGTTCGCGGGCTGAGATCCAATTCCGCCGTTACTGCCAGCGGCGTTCACCTCGAACTCGATCGCGAAGTCCTCGCCCTGCGCGAAGTCGAAGCTTGGCGACGAATCAAGGATGGCGGCCCTGTTGTTGCCGTCGACGCCGTAGGGCGCGAACGACGCGACGTCTTCTGTCACCGTGGCCGCAGTTGGCTGGTAGCTGGGCATGGTGTACAGGTACGGGAACGCGTTGTTCTCGTCTGCGCCAGCGAAGATGGCGAAGGCGGCCTGGCTTTGCACGCTCGAGGACTGAGCCGCCAGCACGATCGCCGCCTTTGCCGGATACCACGCCGATCCTCCATGCCACCCCTGCAGGATGCGCCTCGTCTTGAACGCCCATGGCTTGACGTAAGGGTTGTTGGCGCCCACGTAACCCTGCCTGAAGACGGTGCTCAGTAGGCCGCGGAACGCCGGCACGAGCGCGCCGAGCTTCGACACCAGATAGCTGTTCGGCGCCTGTGACGGCTCGCCCATCATCACGTCGAGCGTTCCCTGCACGCCGCCCTCGCGCTCCTCGCCGCCGAACAGGTCTGGCGCATCGATGGCGATCGCGCCGGAAGCCGTCTGCTCCCCTGTCCATGCCGTGCGGTCGCCGACCCGGATCTCGGTGATGGCATCGACAGGCCCGTGGCACAGCCCCATGTGGAGCCCCATGTAGTAGCGCCACCCTACGGTCTGCGTCTTGCTGCCCCCGCTCATTCGGCCCTCGCTGTCTCGTGCTCCGCGCGCGCGTTGCCCGCCGCGCGCTGCGCCATCGCATCGCCTGTCGCCTCGATCACGCTCGCCGGGTATCCCTGGCGGGCCAGAACGCGCACGTCCATGCCGTGCCGTCGCATGAACTCGCGCAGGCCGCGCGCGCAGTACGGCTGCCCGTCCACGCCGACGCAATGCCGAAGCAGCACGACCGGCTCGTTCACTTCTTTCCGCCCTTGCGCCTGATCGGCGTCGTTCTCAGATCGCCGTACCACACCACGTTTGGGCCGGTGATCCATACCTCTCCGAAGATCACGCCGAGCGGTCTCCCCTCCTCGGCGGTAGGCGCATCAACGTCCTCCACAGACGGCGGCGGCTGCTGCGGGGGCTTGGGCGCCAGCGCATAGCTGACTACCGCGGCGACAAGCAGGTACGCGACGAATTCCCATCCCATGCTCTGCCCTCAATAGATCGGATCGCCGCCGAAGGGATTCTTGGTCGGCATGAACGGGAAGCCGCCGTAGTTGGCTGTGTTCGAGAACTTGCCCGAGCACGTCGCGAGCGTGTGGTCGCATCCCGGGAACAGCGTCACCGTGGTCCCGGCGGCCAGACCCTGCGGAAGCGCAGCCACCGTGAGCGCATCGCCCACGTGGCCGCTGATGAAGCGGCGCTCGAAGATCGACGGTGCCAGCTCGAACTGCAGGTAGCCTCCAGCGAAGTAGCCGTCTGGCTGTGCCGCCGCCGCGGCCACATTGACTTGCAGGCCGCTCACAGACGCGACTGTTCCTGCCGCGTGGTATGCGGTTCGGCTGACGCCGCATGCCGATCCGTACAGCACATGAGGGCAACTGCGCTGGTACACCCGCCGCAAGCCCAGGCGCTTGATGCTGGTGACGATAGGCTCGCAGGTGATGCGCGCCTCCGGGCCGGCGAAGTCCACCGCCACCACGCGGCCAGACCAGATCGTCGCCACCTCGGAATCGCCCGCATGGATCTGCTGCACAAGCACGGTGATCGGCGTCGACGGCGCGACGACGCGGTGCATCTCGGCGATCTCAAGCTCGCGCGGTGCCGTGATCGTGATCGTGGCGCGCGACAGCTGCTGGGACGACTCTATGCGCGAGCGGGCGATCGGCGACGGCGCGAATGTGGCGCTGGCGGCTGTCACCTGCCGGTCGGCGCTGGTGTATCTCCAGCGCAGCGTGTCGCGCGCGAAGGTGTACAGCTCGATCGGCTGGCCATCCTGCGCGCTGCGCTCGCGGGCGTCATAGGTCATTGCGCGGCACCCTCGTCATGAGGCGAGATTCTGCCAATGCGCCGGATGTCCAGGCGATCTCGACGGCGTCCGAATCCAGGCGGGCCGCGGCCATGTAGCTGACGCTCTCCACTTGCGCCGGCGAGACGAGCACGGCCAGCGCGGCATCGATCGACAGCCGCTCGACGGCCGAAGACACCACCGTGCTGCCGGTGATGCGCCGGTAGAACGTCTGGCCGGTCGTCAGCCGAATGCGGATGTCGCGCCGCCCGACTGCCTGGCCGATCGCCTGCGTGTAGTCGCAGTGCTCGACGTCGATGGTGAGCGCAGACGCGCCGATGGAAGCGGCGACCACGAAGTCCTCGGCGAACGTCGGCAGCCAGAATGCGGCCAGGCGACCGCGGCGCGCATACAGCCACCGGCGGAAGGCGTCGGCTTGCGTGCGCCCGTCCAGCAGCCATCGATGCGACTGCATCAGGTGCGGGCCTCCGGCCTCGTCATCGACGTAGGTGAGGCCCATGCCCGGGTCAAGCCGGGCCAGGAATCGCTCGTAGCCCTGCTGCACGTCCTCCGTCCAGTTCGGCGCCTGAGCGAGCACGGGGATGCCGCGGTAGGTGCTCTCGACAGCGGCCGGCCAATCGCAGGGCTCGTCGATCTCGAATCTGAATCGTCCGTAGGAGTGCGCGCCGGTGAAGCGCGACAGATCCACGCGATCGGTCATCCGGGCCGCGCGAAGCGGAACCACGATGGCGGATCCGGCCGGCCAAGACCCGGCGACCGGCGCGGCGAGGCCTATCGAGTCGACGGCGAGCGACTCCACCTGCAGCACCTCGTAGCTCCTCGTGTTCAGCACCACCGCCAGGATGCCGCCGACTTGGAAGTCACGCGTCGCTGTGTCGCATGGCACAGCCGTGGCGCCGGGCGCAATGGATGCGCTCAGTGGTCGCGCGTCCGGCCAGATGGGCAACGCCCACCGGCGCGCCTGCCATTGGTGCAGCCGGTTCTCGGCCGCCCGGCGCTCGGCGGCGGACATCATGACATCGAACTCGAAGCTGCGGCGCGGCGCGGCCCGTAGCGCCCGGCGCTGCTCTGCGCCGTTGAACGACGGCAGCACGTCGGTCAGCCACGACATCCTCTCAAGCACCGCGCCGTAGGGCTGATGCGCCCAAACCATCGGGGTTGCGCTGGCCCCTCCAGGCAGCAGACTAGCCCGCGCCAACACAGACGATCCGGCGGCCGTCGCGTTAGTCATCGCTTACCCCGCAAGGATCTGCCGGATGCTGCCGGCGTTGCGCTCGATCAGATTCACGAACGTCTTCTCGCCGCTGCTGCTCGTCATGTAGTCCTGCACGAGGCCCGGATCGAGGACGTTGATGATACGGGTGCCGCCTCCGCCTCCCCCTCCGTTTGCCGCATTCCGAGGGTCGTTCCGCGCCAGCACCTCCTCGCCGGTCTGGAGGATGGCCGGCACCTCGCCCGGCTTCAGGCCCACCATGCCGCCCGCGTGGAAGCGCGGCGCGCCGGCGAATATGAGCGGATTGACGGAACGACGAGGGCCGCCTGAAGCCGTCACCATGCCGCCGCTGTGCCTAACCAAGGCCAAGGCCGGAGTCGGAACCCCTGCCGCTTTAAGCAGCTGCAGCACCGCGTAGGTGGCGAGGGCGCGCGCCGCGATCTGCGCCATGCTGGCGACGAAGCTGCGCACGAAATCGAGGATCGAGTCCTTCGCCGACTTGCTGCCGCTCGCCAAGTCGGTGAAGAGGTTCGTCAGCGCGTCCACGCCGGCGCCGGTCAGCGACTGCGCGAAGCCGTCCTGCAGGTTCGCCAGGCTGGCGAGCAGGTCGACGATCGCGAGGTCGAGGCCGGTCAGGCCGTCGATCTGCAGGCGCTGGAAGGCTGCGTTCGCCTCCTCCGCGGCTTGCCTGACGGCCGGCAGCGCGGCGGGATCCGCCGCCAGCCGCTGCAGCTCGGCGTTCAGCGCGCGCAGCCGCTCGACGGCGGCGCGCTGCGCGTCGGACTGCTGCTGGCGCGCTGTGTCGTTCGTGATCGCGCCGGTCTGCTGCTGGTTCGCGATCGCCTGCTGGCGGGCCTGCAGATCGGCCACGGTGCGGTCGAACTGCGCCTTCACCT